TTGCCGTAATAGATGAAAGGCTATCTACCTGCATTTTATCAGCAGTAACAGCCCCAGCCTGTATCATACCTTTAGCGATGATATTGTTATCGAATAACGCCTCACCAGTAACATGCAATAATTTGCCGTCTATGCGTGTTCCTGCTGGGCTTAGATTGATACGGCTCACCAGTTCAGCGCCGTCCATATTGTTGATAGCTTGCGTTACTTTTAAATCAATACCGCTTGAAATCTGCGTGATTTGTGAGTTTACATTGTTTTGATAATCGCTCAAAGTGCGCTGGTAAGCGTTGCCAAGGTCGATTATCTTGCTATCCATTCCATTGACGGCGGTCTTGACTGTTCCGACTTCGCTTTTCAAGTCATTTACTGCCTTGTCTATGCCCTCTAGGCCTAGGCTTTCCATGTCGAGTAAGGACTTATCGATTTTAGCTTTTACGGCTACATTCTCCGCGCTGCTGCGTGGTCCCTCTCCGAACATGTCAACATACGCCACTTGTACAGCGTATACGCCAGCCTCGAGCGGCACATTTATAGCGTTTGTAGTAATGTAATACACATTATCATCAATATATACGTTGGCACCCTTGCAGTTTACTGGAATCGGCTCAAACGTAACGCCTATACCGCTGATATTGGCCGTTGCTTTGACCTTTGTAGGTTGCTTTGGAATAGGTATATTGTACGTCAATTCAGCTGGGGCGCCGTATCCTTTAGCAGGATTATGCGCGATACAATATACTTTTGAGGTGCGTTCCGTTAATAACGTGCTGAATGTTGTGTTATTACTGCGGCCAATTAGTCCGTCATTTTGCCCTGCGTTGAGGTCGGATCTAATTTCATAATAATCGACATCGGCATTTCTAACTTCTAGCCAATTAAAATGTGCCATATCGCCGAATGAAACAGAAAAGCCCTGCGGTGCATTCGGTATTTCGCTTTTCATCTCAACTGTAATGCTTTTAGTCGATCCCTGCGATGTATTGCCATGCGTGTCCTTTACTTGAATTTTCACATCATAGGTGTGTCCGAGTTCGCACCCGCTAACAGTAATAAGGCCCTCACCAGCGCCGCCGTATTTCCATGTGCCGCCTTTCTCTCTATACCACAATTCGACTGTATCAAGGCTATTGATACGCGGTACATCAAATTGAGCCACCACGTCAAATGATAATACGCCGTTACCAATTTCGTAATATTTGGTATATAGCGCTAAATTGCTAACCTCTGGGATATAGTAAGGCACTATCTTATACGGGTAGGCTTGCACTTCATCGAGGCCTTGCTCATTCGTACCGAACAGATTCATAGAGGTAAACTTCAAATATACTGTTTTGCCTATATCTTCCTTTCTATAAGAATGGCGATATAGCGCCTCATCAATCCGAATGAACCGCGCGCCGCTTGCGTGGTCTGTTGGTATAGTTGCATATTGGCCGCGTACTAATCCAGTCAGCTTATAGCTGCCGTCTGTCTGCAGCTGTGCGCCCTCATAACTCAACGCCTCGCCGTCAATCCATGATAGGGTATTCGCGCGTTCGGCGTCGATGTGCGTGCCGCCTTTCATGCTGCCTTGATTGAGTTTCACGCTCACGCCGTCGCCTGTGTTAGACAATGCGGTAAGCGTTCGCCCCATGCGTGCCTGCTGCGTGATTGAACCCACTCTTGCATAGTTCTCATCATTGTCTGATAGCCACACGGAACAGCCACCCCAACCGCTCGGCGCATTTACGCCGATAAATACTTGATTACCGCCAACGTCGCCAACTGTTTGGAATATTGCCATATCGTTGACGCTCGGCGCCTCTTGATTGTAATCCACAAAAGGCCGCTCGTTTTCATGCACGTCATAACGCGCTGGTGCGTAAGTACCTGCTGGCTTGCCCTCGGCTGTAAATTCAAGCTGTCCGTCGGCCGCCTCGTTTACTGCTGTTATAACTACAATTTGCTTGTTTAATTGACAAGCCTCGTCGGTAAGCGTTACAAGGTCGCCGACTTCCAAGGTGCAAAAAGCCCAGTCAAGTCTAAAAGTATACTGCGTTTTAGAATATAGCCGTTTCATGGCTAATTGTTCCGCATAGTATTGCGCCCTAGCCTTTGTGTAAAGGTAGTGAGCCGTTTTCTTTGAGGCTGGCTTAAGGCCGTTCTTTTGCACGTCCGCCACTACTTCAAAAGATATTGTTTCTTTCTCGTAGCTATTGGCGCGGTTAATGAATTCAACTGTTGCCTCATTGTAAGCCTCGCTTGTATCTTTACGCTTATATAAAATAAGCTGTCCGTCTGTGCCAGCGATAAAATCATCGGCCGTGAGATCATATTGAATTTGATTTTCTGGCGTCCAATCGCCTATAGGCTTATCGGCCAAAGGTACGATTTTTAGGCGGTCGGTACTCCAAAATACAAGGCTGTTAGTAATCTCGGCTATATCGTTGATAATGCTTTGAGCCTTGGCGCTCTTTTGCTCGGGCGGTGTGCTGATTAATATATCAGCCGCCCTACAATAGGCTCGATAGTTCTCAATGCCCTCGATTTGCACATCGACCCCAACTGATTGCAGCACATGCTCGATATAGTCGGCTGGATTTACATCAATTCCGTCGCCTGTATCTCTGAGTTTACCCATAATTTCAAAGTTGTATTGTGGTAAGCTGCCGCGCTCTCCCAAATCAACCACGCCAGCCATGTAAGCCAATCCGCTATATGGTAGCGCCTTGTCTGGGTGCTTAGACAACATATAAGGCCAAGGGGCTTGCCCTTGCTCACCATTGAATAAGGTAAGCTCGATTTTTTCGCTAGGATAAGCATATATCTCCTTATCCCGCCATACCTTGCCAACGCCAGCGATAGGGCCCTCACACAATGCGATAGCAGCCGCTACTGTATAAGTGTATGTAATTTCAGTATGCGATGAACCACCGCCGCCCTTACCTGTTCGGGTGGTGCTGCTGTGTTCATGTGCTGTAAAATCCTCATAGTCGATGATGTTACCACTGACCCGAGTAGTTCCTAATATTTCTGGGACTACCTCGCCATAAGAGGCCGTATTGATTTGAAAATCGGCTATCATGTCGGCTCGATTTGTTGTGTTCTTGCCTCTGTGGAATAGAAAGCCCATTATTTACGCTCCTCTCTGTATCGGTACACCGCTCTCAATCGTGAGCGGCCTTTTTTATCAAAAAATAGTACATCATCAAGTTTCGAGATGATTACGCCATAGTCAACAAATGAATGAATTACAAGGCCTTTCCCTATATAGATAGCGCCGTGAGAAATACAACGTCCATATTGATATAGTAGGAAGTCGCCTATTTCAAGCGGGGCGCCCTCTTTCACCTCATCGGCTACTTGCTGCACATACTTGAGGTATTTCTCCTCAGAATGGTGCAGGTGCCACTCGTTTGAATAATCTTCTATGTCAATTCTGTCGCGTTTCATCACGCCGCTATCAACAACTGCCGCAACGAGCAAATAAGAACAGTCAACGCCTACGCCTTTAACCATTGAATTATTGACATACGGCGTTCCTAACCATTTAACAGCCGCATTGGCGATTTTCTCGCCAGTTGTTAATTCATTAATGTCTTTCATCGTATGCTCTCCTTTAACGGAACGTAAGGCGTCGCTCTGTTCCTATCCCAATTATTGAATTTATTCTTGCACTCTGTAGGCGTCTTATTACAGCCAGCATATATATAGAATTGGTCGCCAACTCTTGGGCTTACTTCAAGGGCACTCATGTACAGAATTACGCCGTCATTGCTTTGTAATATCTGCGTTGATTGCCCTGCCATTGGGCCAGTGAGCCAATCTATACCGCCAGCCGTGTAATAGCCATTCTCGAATGGAATATCTATTCTTATCGAATTGGCACCGCTGCCTAGACCTGTAACCTTGCCACTCTTACGGAATCGCTTAATATCAACGCCGCACTCCTTAGAGTACACGCTGAAAGGGCATTGAGGATAATATCGGCGGTTAGGATATTCAATATTGAGCTTTTGCACAATTGATTTAACATTGAGCTTTAATGTGAGACCACCGCCTTGCGTTACCTCACATAAGCCAGTAAATAAACCAACTACACCGATGATTTTATAGCTATCGTCAAAGAACGCTCGGCGTAGCGTCATCTCAGCGCCGTCAAATCCGCCATTATGTACCACCGCCATAATAGGGACGCCGCCTATTGTATCCTGTTCGTTCGTTGAAATGCTAACAGTCATCTTGTCAACGCTTACAGTACTGTTTGTTGTTATCTTATCCCTTACGATAATGGGCCCGTTACTCTTATAGATTTGTCCGTTATAAGAAACGTCCGCGTCTGAATCGGCCCAATAGTAAGAGACGCCGCTGCGTAGTCGCAACTCGTAGAGGTCGCAACTTACGAAATACTTATCATTGTTTAGGTGCTGCCTTAGCGCCTCGTTTACCAATTTCATGATTGCCCCCTATCGAGTTGTTACTAATTTGAATGTTTTTGATTTGTAAACATCAGTAAAAATATACTCGGCCGTCATATCGCCGCTAAACCGCACTAACCAATAGTAGGTATAATCTGCGGTTATAACTGCGTTCGGCGCTACTGTTTGGCCCTGTGCTAACTTGATAACACCTTTATCGCTAACTGCGCGAATCGGCGTACCATTGGCGTATAGTTTCAAGTCCTCAACATGATAAACAGGCTCGAGGAAGTCGCCGAATTTTCTCACGGCTTGCCAAGAACCTGCTGCACCTGTGCCGAGTTGTATGCCTTTCTCGCTGTTATCTTCTGGATCTAACCATAAGAAAGGAATTGTACCGCCCTTTGTCTTAGAATAGAACCCCATGAGTTCCTTATATTCCGCTGGCTTAAGCACCTCGAAATCTGTCGAAATCGTATATTGCGGATATTTCCACGTTGTCATGGTCCGCACCTTGCCCGAGCCAGTCGTCTTGATTTTAGTGTCCCATTTTTGTATCTTTTGGGACTTCCACCCCAATGAGATAATCTTCGGGAATTTCAATAAATCTGCCATGTTACCACGTCCCCGCTGTTGCTACGAATTCCCTATCTTGATTGACAAGGAATTGACGTAAGGCTCTACCGCCTCGGCTTTCGAGGAAGCCGCCAAAGCTTTCGGCGTCAATCGCATTGATGTTGATAGTAGCGCCGCCAGTACCTGCGCCACCATTCGCGCGGTTGATTCCGTCGCCTAATCTATCAAATACTGTATCAGATAGAGGTAGAACAGCCTCTTCATATTTACCCTCGCCAATTTGTGCGAGTGTAGCACCATAGGTAAGACCACCCTCGGCCAATTTTGGCATGCTCTTATTGCTAAACATGGCGCCAAAGTTGCCGCCTTTAAGTGAGCCGCCTAAATTGCCGACGTTGCTCAATGCCGTAGACTGTGCTATGCCTGCCGCCGTGCTACTGCTCCAAGCAGCTAACCCAGCCGCCGCACTAGCGCCAAACGTTGCCATGCTAACCTGTTGCGCAAGTTGGGACCATGCAGGAAGTTGAGCCTGTGCCGCTGCCACGCTCGCCGCTGTTTGCTGCGATTGTAACATTTTGCCAAGAACGGCCTGCTTAACCTGTGCCGCTATCCATTGAGCCAAACTATCGGCGATTGTTTTCAATATAGCTTTACCCATATTTTGAAAAGCTTGTGTGATCGTCATAGTACCTTGCAATAGGCCAGAAATGCCCTCTTGTAACTTATCAATACCAGCACTTGCAGCGTCCCATATCAACTGCTGACTATTGAAATGGCTGTTCATTACTGCGTCTTGATACTCTGTGAGTAGTTCTTTTTTGAGGTCATAGCTTTGTTGGGTGGCTACATATTCATCATCAAGCGCTTGCTGTAACGCCTCGAAATTCTGCGTACGCATAGCCTCGTCAATGGCCCATTTTTCCTCTTGTAATTCGCGATGATATTGTAAGGCTTTATCGTTATATTCCTTTTGTTTCGCCAATAACTCAGCATTTTTCATTTCTTCAAACGAAATAGTGCCGTCATCATGGTCCTTGAATATAACGCCCTTTTCTTTTAATGTGTCAATGTAATGCTGTTGTTGCATTTTATCCATTTTCACGAAATCATCGTTCATTTTAGCGTATTTATCAGTGATTTCATCAATCGCGTCGGTATAATCCTTTTTGAGTTGCGTCATAGGGGACGCGCTGCCTGTGGAATCCTTACTTACAAGATTAAAATTGAAATCCTTGACGTAATCGCGTACAGATTGCTCAATTTCTAGTAGCTTTTGAGCCTCTTCCTGCTTGGCTTTTATGCGCTTGTCTGAGTATACCGCCTCTAGGTTGGCTAAATCCTCATTATAATTGACATTTGCAGCTTTCGATTTGTTGAGTTCATCAAGCTCTTTCTTGTATTCAAGTTCGATGAGTTCCTCTTTATTCCCAAGCATTTCAAGATAAGACTGTAAAATCTTTTCATGCGTTTGCTTGGCCTCTTTGGCGAGGTCTTTGCCTTTACTGCCTTTACCACCGCCGCCGCCTTTGCCTTTACCTTTGCCGCCGCCAGTGTCATAGTCGCCACCACCGCCGCCACCGCCAACGTCTAGGCCTGTATCACCGCCAGCGGATATGCCCTCAGTGATTTGAGCCGCCATATTGACACCAGTATTTACAATATCTTGTGCTGTGTCGGCGCTAATAGTATCAACCTGTTGAATCGCCGTGAATGTTCCGCCGAAGAATTTCGCAACTTTCTCGCCTACGCTGTTTAATTTAGCAATCAACCAATTAAGGCCCTCAATGATCTTATTAACGCCCCAAACAGCCGTATGAACGATTGTAGAAAATACCGAGGCCAACGTATTGCCGAACCCATTAGAGGCCGCCGCTGCTGTTGCAAATACAGTTACGAGCGTCATAATTACGGATATTAATATTCCGATTGGGTTGGCTCTCATTACCAAATTAAGCACCCGCTGAGCTGTCGCGGCTGCTAGTGTACTGCCACGCAATGCCAAGAATAAGGATTTCAATACAGTAGTCCCCATTGTTAGCGCCCCAACTGTCAATATAGTGCCTTGAATTGCCACTCTGACCGCCGTCATTGCTACGCCGTATGCTCTAGTCGCTACTGCCGAGGCTAATTGTGCCGTTTTCAATGCTACTGTTTTAACCGTCAATGCTGCCGTCTGAGTGCCGCATAATGCCATAGCCGCCCTATATGTAGTAAAAGCTACTACAACGGCCAGCACGGCTGCGCTAACCCTTGGCATGGTAGTGATAAATAAGCTTGTAAAGCTGCGTATCGTTTGGCTTATTACTGTTACGATTGTTTTAAGGCCATTAAATGAGGCGCTTATAATACCAATCGAGGCCGAGGCTGTTGCAGCCATAGCACGGATTGCAACGCCAACGCCTTGAACGAATGCTTGAAAGTCGCCATTTTGTGGAATGGCTGAAAGTTGTTCGAGTACAGGCTGAAACGCTAATAGCATTTCATTCTGGATAGACTGCCCCATTTCTGCGAACGTCATCGGAATTTCTGCAAATTTTGCGTTTGTTTCCTCAGCACTATTGAATAAGGCCTCTTTGATAATGTCGGCCGTGATTAAGCCTTGTGATGACATATCTTTTAATTGCCCTACAGTAAGGCCCATTTCTTGCGCAATAGATTGGGCGAGCATTGGCGCGTTTTCCATAATGGAATGGAATTCATCGCCTTGTAATTTACCCGCTGCCATTGCTTGCGTCAATTGGTACATCGCCGCGCTTGATTCCTCAATGCTGGCGCCAGATACTTTGAATTGCTTATTCAACTGCTCGACGAACATGATCGCCTCATCATTCGAGTTGAATGCGTCTTTTGCCAACATATTCAGCTTGGCAACGCTGTCCGCCATGTCTACATAGCTACCACGGGAACGCTGCGCTGCGTCGAATACCTTATCCATAATCTCGGCCGTTGTTTGTGTGCCGTCATTGATAAGGTTAATCCGTGCGCGTACACTGGTTAATTGGTCCGCTGTCTGCGTTGCCGCCGCCGCTATATCCTTGACGGCTGTCGCGGCTAAACTAATACCAGTAACAGCGCCAGCGAATTGCAAGCCCTTATTGACTTGCGTCATTATAGATTTGATTTCATCGCGAATACTCGCCGCCTCTTTGGCAACCTTTCCGCTTGCCTCTGATACGCCTTTCGGTATGTCTGTACTTAGCTTATTGGCAACCTTGCTTATGGCCGCCTGCGCCTCTGTACTGTCCGCACTGATTCGTACATTGATATTACTATCTGCCATTGTCTATATTTCACCCCCTGCCTCTCTAAATTCACGAATAAACTCCGCCTCATCTAGCCGCTTTTGTGCGTCCGTAGGCGGATATAAAATATCTATAAATTTCTTCGGCTCAATCGCCTTTGATAATTGAGTATTCATGATGTTGGTTACCCAGAACGCTCTATTTTGGTCTTGGATTTTGCAGCGCCGTTCATAGCCCTGTACGAGTTTTCTATACTCAATAGGCTGTAAGCGCATTAATTCCCAAGGTTTTAACTCAAGCACACTATACGCAATTTCTTCGGCATTTCTTAGCCATAAAGAAAAAGAGGGGGCGCGTTGGCCCCCGTCTAGTTTTTTAGTTGTTCGGCCTCTTCCTCAATTGCCAATTTATCCGCTTTTGTAAGTTCATCGGGGAACATTTTATAATACATGTTCATACCATATGCTCCGCTTGCTACAATCGCTTTCATCAATGGCGCTTGTAACGTTAATAGACTTACGTCACTATCTTCCTTAGAAAGTAAATCGTCAATCAAATCGAAATATTGTTGAGGATTCCGCTTATGTTGTTTCATTCCGATAGCGTAACCCGAAACAATACTATTAATAGGCCATGTCGGCATTTGTAAAAGTTCCCCAATAGGCTTGCCTACTGCCGCCTCTAATTCCATGAGGCGCTGAATGTTGAACATAATATAATCGCCGTCTCTAAAAAAATCACATGTAACTGTTTTCATAAATAACTCTCCTATTGTTTAGCGCTAAAAGTAGGATTATCGTGTTAGATTAGCCGCCAACTACTGGGCTGCTTGCAGGTGCGTCTTGTAATTCAGATAAAGGACCGACGCCATTCAAGGAACCTTTATAAGTCGCTACGCCGTCATGAGGCGTGTTGATAGATAATTCTGTTACGCTGGCGATACCAGTGAAAAAGCGTTTATCTGGATACTCAAACTTGATCATTACATTATCGCCGTCAAGGAATGCTTTTTCTAACAATTTCAAAGATTCCTCTTTTGGCATGAGTAATGTTTCAATAGAGAAAGACCATTCTTTAAGGCCTGCAATAGTGGATTTCCAACCGCCAGAACCTTTGTGAGACGCGTCAATGCTGTCAGCCTTACGAGAAAGGTCGCCACTACGTTGACCGCCCAATAATAGCCATTTAGCACCAGCCTTATCATCTGTGCCAACGTTCAAATATAAAAGGTAGTTCTTGCCAGCTGTTGGCATATCTACCGCCGCTGGTTTATATAGTTTTGTTTCAGCCATTAATAAATACCCCCTTTAGTATCATTGTTTAAGTCATACAAACGAGCCTCGAGCCTGTATTGAGTGCCGATAAACGGCCTCATGCTGTCATGATCGTCTATTTTGTTTGTGCAGCGAATATCAATAACTTGATAGCCGCTATTTTGTAATACACAATACTCCTCATTCAGCACGCCGCACGCCTCACGAAACGCAATCAAGATTTTCTCTATTTTGCTTTCGAGTTCCGATATTTGCGAGTAGGCTGCACCGAATTCGTTGCCGTCCGCTTTAGTCCAAACTTCAACATAAAACTCTTGTTTCAGCATGTTATGCACTTTATCGTCTATCGGCGTACATTCGCCACGGCCTAGCATTACCATGCCAAGCGTATCGACGCCCGCATTTTGAGGATTTAAAAAGCCGAGTTCGACTTTTCCGTCAAACCCAGCTTTCTCGATTGTGTATTTGATTTTGTTCAATAATTCAAGCCACATATTAGCCACCTCGATATAGTGGAATACATCTATATCCCGCATACTTCGCTGGCTGCCCTGTTAGTTGCTCCGCCGTGATTTGGTTTTCTAAAACTGCTATTCTAGCATTGATATATGTCAATTTCTTAGAATAATAATCATCGTCTTGGCCGTTGCGACTATACTGCCCTACCAATGAGGCTGCTTTATTCATGCATGCTTCTCGATAGCAGTACAGCGTTACGAGTTCATCAGCAACGAATGAACGAATTACATCGCTCTCTTGCACGCCTAGCCGTTTAGCTAGTACATACAGCCATTGCTCGGCTTTTGTCAGCGTTGTTTCAAGAACATTAGGGCCTAGTAGCTCATCGTCGAACGTCATCTCTTGAAATTCGTATAGCATATATCAAACCCCTTACAATTTGATTCCTAAATGCGTGCGGTTAGCGTTTAACTCAATATCTCGAGCCACATCATTAAGAGATACATCAACCGCTTTTGCGAATATATCACGAATTTCGTCGCGGCTATGGTCTAGTGCCTCATATAAGAACGGGTCGGCCTTTGTGCCTCTATGATGTACTCGTTTAGCGAACACAAACCCATTACCACCTACAGGAACCCAACGCAAGGCCTTTTTCTGTTTTGGAAATATGTCATGCGGCTGAGTTCCCTCATGCACGAACGGGCCATAATATGCGGCTTGACTGTCGATATATACCTCTGCTGTCTTATCGCCGATCATGCGCACATCGATAGCCCTCTCGAGTTGCCCCGTGCGTGATGTGAATTTATGGTTATTCTGCGCCGCCGTCTGTACTTCTCTAGCACTAGCCTTTACCGCTTGTCTTAATCTTCTTTCAAAGATTTCACGCGCATTCATGATTATTTCTTACTGGATTTTGTAGACTTTTT